AAATTCGCTTAACGGTACTGAAAGATTAACCTTTTTTTCCATCAACAATTTGATTTAATAAGCCTGGACTAAAATAAGAATCTAAACTAGAATACAGACCTTTAGTGGCTGCAACCATTTTAGCTTTTTCTTTAGCGGTCATTCTAATAGTAGAAATACCTTGGCGTCTTGCTTGTTCTTCAACAACAACATTGTCTGCCAAACTTTCTTCACGCTCAATCTTTGCGGCTCTCATAGCGGCTGCGGCAAATACTTGTTGTACCTTTTCGCCTAATGACAACCATAGTTGTTTGTTAATAATTAAACTTGTTAGGAATAAACTGTGTTCTGTGTCGTTAATGTAGTTTGTGTGCTTGTCTTGTTCGAGGATCAAGTAACGAGTATATGTTGTTTCCCCGCCAACAATTTCTCCGCTAACTAATTTTTTAGTAATATCTTCAATGAATGTTGGAACTGGATTTGCTCCAACTGCATTTAATGTACCGATTGAAACAGGATTATTACTGCAACTTAAATTTAAACGATAAAAATCTTCTAGAGTTTCAATTACATTTTTACTTGGAATAATTTTAAAACCGCCAGAGTATGTAAACACTAGGCCACGGATGTTGCTCTTGTCAGCAATTTTAGCCAACATGTGCTGACCAATTTTACCATCAATAACATTAGATGCTTCATCGTGATCGTTAAACAAGAATGGCATTGCTAAAGAATACATATCACTATCGATGCCGCCCAGTGCGCTAGCGTATACTGTTGCTAGGTCAATAGTGCCGTTGTCAACCAAGTCGAGGATTTTATTACGGTCAGTTGTGTGAGTTGTTAGATTGTGTTTAGCAAGATCGTTCCACTCGTCTAGGCTAATAACATTAATTTTGTATTCGCCGTTGGTTTCGGCGGCAACTTCTGCGGCAAAACTTTTGGCTGCCTTGATAAAGACATGATACGGCTCATGGGCTAAAACCCAATTTAGGGTGATCTGTTTCATAACAACTCCTGGTTTAATATAACAATATTTATTAAACTGCGAGTGCTAACTCCTTAGGTAAGATATTCCTAATTTGGTCGTATAATTCGTCAATTGATCCATTGTTGTCTAAAATAACATCAAACTCTGTTCCTACCCATGCAGTTTCCGAGGCATGAATATTTGCTTTTTCTAGGATACCTTTACTCAATGCCCAGGTGGTGTTTTTATGTTCGCCTTGATTTACGCTTTCTGCAGCATCATACCAGTCAGGTTCTGCTCCCCGCACTACACGAATTACAATACCACCGGAATCTTTGATTGATTTAATTTCATTAGGAAAACGACAGTCTGAAATAACAATATCGTCTGTTGAATTACGGAGTTTATTTTCTAGGCTAGCAATCCAAATATCGTCATGAAAGCTCTTGCGGCACACTTCAGTTCCCCAATACTGTAGGACCCAACGTGGAGTTAGGTGTGGCATGTTTAATCGTTCTGCCCACCATGGATCAACTTGTTCACGCCATTCACGAGCAGCCTTAGTTCGTCCTTCTAGCATTGTGCGGTCCCAACCAAATACGTAAGCTACTGCATCTTTTAATGAGTTAGCAAAACTTTCTCTTCTAAAACCGTTGAAATTGACTAGGTAGTCTGCAATAGTATCTTTACCACTGCCGATGAAGCCGCAAATGCCGATGATCATAGTATCTCCTGGATGATACTATAGTTTATTACCGTTTGATTACAGTGTCAACAGATTTGGTTAGCCAACTACAAACCACATTGGTTTTTCACCAGTGCCGTAGTTTGCTAGTTCTAGTTCTAGACGCTCGATAGCGGCTTGGCCTTCTGATTTAAGGGCGGCTCCGTTTAGCTGTGTGCCACCTTGTGGGCTAGCAATAGTTTGGAACTTTTCACGAGCTTCGCCTAAGATAATCTTGGACTGTGCTAGGGCATAGTCTTTAAGCCAAATACCAGCGTATGGATCTGCTAGAAGCACAAAGTCGGGTTTATGATTATATAGCCAAATCAATAATGTTTCTTCGCCGCGTGGTCGTTGCATTATTGTTAATTTTTTAGTAGCAGGATTCCACGTAAAATTAATTTCACTACCAAACATTTTACCAACCATTTTCTGGTATGAAGCAAATGCGTAGTATGTTGCTAGTCCACCCATGTTGCTGGTGCTTAACAAATAGGTGTTAGAGTAGGCTAAGTTAAATGGCTCAAATAAACTACCAGTATCGCCACCGCCTGTTCTACTACCAATACTGCGGCGGAAACATTGACGAACTTCGATAACTTCTTGGCTAAGTGCGTATTCATTAACATCCTGCTCCAGGGTTAAAAATGCATAACTTTCTTCTACACTATTTGCGCTTTTTTGGCGGTATTTTGCAAAAGCACGATCAATAGAGGTGTTGTAATGTATAGGGTCTAGTTCTACATCGACCATACCATCGCCCAGCATGGCTTTTATATAGTCTATTACGGGTTGACGGGTGGATTCTATTGTGCTCATACAGATATTTATACAATAAATACACGACTATGCCAAGACTCTCACTTTACAAACCCGAAAAGGGCAATGATTTCCGCTTTATTGATCGCGTGATTAATGAAGAATTTCAGGTCGGAGGTGTGGACATTTATGTTCACAAATATATGGGTCCTGTAAACCCTGCAGACGGTGAGGCTACTCCGGGTGTTCCTACCCAGGCAAATCCTATTCCTGAACTGGGAATACAAGATATTATTCTAATGGAAAATCGTGATCGCCATTATGCACCAGACGTGTATGTAATGCGTGGCATTTATCAAATGCAAGATTTAGATTTTAATCTAAGTCAGTTTGGTATATTCCTAAACAACGATACACTTTTTATGCATCTACACTTGCGCAACTGTGTAGATACCCTAGGCCGTAAAATTATGGCAGGTGATGTATTAGAACTACCTCACTTAAAAGATGAATATGCCCTGGACGATGCCAGCGTTGCTCTAAAAAGATTTTATGTAGTGCAAGATGTTACTCGTGCCAGTGTCGGATTTAGTCAAACTTGGTATCCACACTTGTTACGTGTTAAATGTGTGCCACTAGTAGACAGTCAGGAATACTCAGAGATTCTGGATGCAGCAAGTGGTGCTACTGATGGAAGCAGTCTACGAGATCTTATCAGTACCTACAATCAAAACATTGCAGTCAATGATGCTATCATAGCACAAGCAGAAGCCGATGCTCCACTAAGCGGATATGATACTAAACAACTATATGTAGTTCCGCAGAATCCAGATGGCACTGTAGCCATTGAAGATACTACCAATGTGGATGTAGATGCTAGCAGTGAAACTCATAGCCTAGATGCTAGTTACATTCTTAAATCGCCAGAAAAAGATTTCTACGTTGGATACTTAACAGGTGATGGTAAACCACCAAATGGTGCTCCTTATAGTTTTGGAATTACATTCCCAACCGCTGCTATTGAAGGACAGTTTCATCTACGCACAGATTACTTCCCAAATAGATTGTTTAGATACAGCGGACATACCTGGATAATGTATGAACAAGATGTGCGTATGACATTAACCAACAAACCAAAAGACGGAGTCGCTGCTGATAATTCTGTCACAAGACAAACACAACGCACTGGCTTTATTAACAATAATACCACTGCTACTATTGCTGGACAAGTAGTGCCGGAGCGTCAAGCACTGAGCAAAATATTAAAACCTAGGGCAGATAATTAATGGAGTACTTCTACGATTCTCAAATAAAAAGATACCTAACGCAGTTCATGCGAGTAATGAGTAACTTTGCATACAAAGATGCCAAGGGTAAACTTGTGCAGGTGCCTGTTCGTTACGGTGATATGAATCGTCAGGTAGCACAAGTGCTGAATAAGAACTCAGAAAATATTGTTCAGAGCGCACCCTTTATTGCCTGCTATATTAAAAACATGGAATTTGCTCGTGACCGCTTGCAAGATCCGACATTTGTTAGTAAAGTTAATATTCGTGAACGTGCATTTGACGAACAAGGAAATGAATATCTTAATACACAAGGTGCAAACTATACAGTAGAACGCTTAATGCCAACGCCATATGATTTGCAATTTGTTGCAGATATTTGGTGCACCAACACAGATCAAAAATTACAAATTGTTGAACAATTATTAGTATTGTTTAACCCTAGTATAGAAATACAAAGCAGTAACAACTATCTAGACTGGACTAGTTTGAGTTTGCTTGAACTTACTTCATTTAGTTTAAGTAGCCGTCAGATTCCGCAAGGCTTAGAACAGGATATTGATATTGCTTCGTTAACTTTTAAAAGTCCTGTTTGGATCACTACTCCGGCCAAGGTTAAAAAATTAGGTATTATTACTAAGATTATTACATCAGTATTTGAAGATGCTCCAGGAACTAAAGCATCGGGTGCATACAGCAATGGCACCGAAGTTGATTATTTCTCTGGCAGAAATGCAGTAAGCGTAGGAGTAACTACATTAGGAAATCTAGGGCTACTGATTTTAGATAGCACCGCTAAGTTAATACCCGAGGGATCAGACGGTTCACGTAGCATGAATTGGATGAGTATTTTAGATGCGTATCCGGGACAGTTTACCGCAGGACTGAGTCAGATTAGATTGACAAAACCCGACGGAAATGAAATAGTTGGCTACATTAGTTTAAATCCTACAGATGACAGTATTATGGCAATCACATTTGATGAAGATACTGTATCTATGAATACCTTAATCACTGATACTGTTGGACAGTTGCCGCGTGGTACCGTAGATGCTATTGTTAATCCAGAAACATTTAATCCTCGCCCTTATTTGCCTAATGGCGCATTAGGATGGCCAGCAACTGATGCTCGATATTTAATATTGGAAGATGTGGCCAGCACTGCGGCAGATGGGCCAGAGGCTTGGAAAAATGAAGATGCATCGGACTTTGTTGGCCGTGCTAATGATATTATCCAATGGGATGGAGCAAAATGGAATGTTATATTCGATTCTGCTAGTGTCCAGGATCTAACTTACATAACTAATGCACGTACTGGGGTTCAGTATATGTGGGATGGAGAAAGTTGGATGAAGAGCGTTGAAGGCATTTATACAGCAGGCGATTGGCGATTAGTCCTATGACCGATGTAACCTGTGCGGGGGGAATATTCCTGGCCCGCGACACACAAAGATTCTTATTTTTACTTCGAACTCAAGGCCGCACTGCGGGCACTTGGGGACTTGCTGGTGGTAAAAAAGAACCTGAAGATACAACCCCATACGATGCACTACAGCGTGAGATTCAAGAAGAAGTTGGATTTCTACCGAAGATCAATAAAACCGTGCCAATTGAATGGTACTCATCGAGAGATGAATTGTTCTATTATAATACCTATGTGTTAATTGTTGATGAAGAATTTATTCCTAAACTCAATGAAGAACATGCTGGATATTGTTGGGTCAGTATTGACAATTGGCCTAAACCATTGCATCAAGGTGTAAAAACTACTCTAAGCAGTCGTACCACAAAAGCAAAAATCCAAACAATCCTAGATGTTATAGGGTAATTACCAACTTATAATATAAACAAATCCATCGCCGCCGCGGCCTGCTGGCGCAACTGTGGCATTTGTAGTATTTGATCCACCTGCACCACCCCCACCACATCCGGGTGCGCCATCGCCACCTGCGCCTGCTATACCGCCTGTAGTGGCATCACTGCCGCCGCCGCCACTTCCGCCTACAT